TCAGCTACCTTCTAACCTTTATAAGTTAATCAATATCACTTATGGAGGAGGTTTTGGGACAGACACAACAATGAGCGGTGGAAGGATTATTCAGTCAATTGCGCCTCATAAGTTTGATATGATTGTGAACAGCAATCTCACTAAACCAACCGTAACATACCCTGTGTATGTTCGTTCTGGTAATAACATATTTGTTCGTCCATTATCTATACAAACTTTAGTACAAGCAAATTATATAAGAAAGCCCTTAGACCCAAACTGGGGATATGTAACCATTAATTCAGACCCAGTATATAACGCAGACAGCTCAACAGATTTTGAAATATCTGAAGAAGATGAAACGGAGTTAGTAATCAAGATATGTAAATACGCTGGCCTAAGTATCAGGGAAGCTGACGTGGTACAGGTTACATCTCAGCAAGAGCAAGTTGAATACGCAAAACAAAATTCATAGAGCATGCCAATTATAGGAACACATATAGACCATAGAGAATATTATCAAAACAACGGAAACAACCCTAGAGATGAAAACTGGGGTACATATCAGTATCTTTTATTAAGGGACATTATAAACAACTTTTTACTGACATATGTAGGAGACGATAAGGTTATAAACAAAGCTGACAGAAATGAAGTTATTTTCCACGCAAAAAGAGGTCTTCAGGAGATTCATTATGATGCATTAAGGGAAATTCAGCAATTTGAAGCAGAACTTCCTGATACGCTCAAGATGCACCTGCCTCATGATTTTGTTAGCTGTGTAAAAGTTTCATTTGTGGGAGATAAGGGTCTTACTCATCCAATAATGCCTAACCACAGAACAGCTACTCCAACAAGTTACTTACAAGACAATACGGTTCATAAAAATATTCTTATGGACAATAATGATGATGCTCTTACAGGAACTCCTGTTATAGAGACTAACTGGAGCAATCAATCATCTTCTGCTCCAAAAAAAGCAAACCCAAATCATTTAGGGCAAAATTTTGGAATGGATACTTCTACGGCTAACAATAACGGTAGCTATGTATTAGATAAAAATCAAGGCTTTATTTTATTTAGCTCAGATTTGTTAGGTAAGCAGATTGTTATAGAATATGTGTCTGACGGGATATACGGCCTTGCTGATGATGAAATAAAAGTTCATAAATTAGCAGAGACATTTATGTATGATTACTTAGTGTCTAGCATATTAAAGCAGAAGTTTGGAGTTCAAGAGTATATCGTAAGAAGAGCTCAGAAGCAAGCTTCAGCATCGTTAAGAAATACTAAAATTAGATTAAATTCTATAAAGCTAGGAGAGCTTACTCAGATTTTACGAGGAAGAGATAAGTGGATAAAGTAATATGAAGATACAAAATTTATTTTCTACAGGTAAAATGAATAAAGACGTTGATGAACGTCTTATTCAAAATGGCGAGTATATTAATGCTACAAACGTTCGTGTTTTAAATACTGCTGGCTCAGATGCAGGTGCTATTGAAAATGAAAAAGGAAATATACAATTAACTAACATTAATATATTAAACAATCCAGAGTGTATTGGTTCTGTTGCAGATGAAGCAGAGGAGAAAATATATTGGTTTATTGTTAATGACGATGGATTTTCATATATATATGAGTATGACCGAACAAACCAAATTACATCTCAAGTACTAGCAGATGAAAGGGTTGGCGACCAACAAGTTTTAGGATTTAGTAAGGATTATAAAATTACAGGTGTAAATATTTTTTACAACATACCAAATAAAGAAAAGCTTCTTGTTTTTACAGATAACCTTAACCACCCTAGATTTGTAAATATAAATAGGGCTAAAGGGTATGGTCTTAATAATTTTTACAATGAAGATATTAATTTATACAAGAAACCACCATACGAAGCTCCTTCAGTAACTCCTACAAATAGTTTAAAGGCAGATGAAAACTCCGTTAGAGAAAGGTTTTTTGCTTTTTCATACAGGTACAAGTATTTGGATGGTGAGTTTTCTGCTTTGTCATCTTTTAGTAACTATCAGTTTGTAAATAAAGATTTTGATTTTGATTTTCAAACTGTTGAAAATAAAGGAATGATTAATCTATTTAATTCATTTAATATAAAATACAATACTGGAGATAAAAGAGTAACTGACGTTCAAATATGTTTTAAGACTTCAGATGACTCTAATATATATGTAGCTGAAACCATAAACAAAAAAGAATCTGCTTTGTTAGATGATATCACAAAAACATTTAAGTTCACTAACAAGAAGATATATAAGCAGCTACCTCCAGATGAAATATTTAGGACTTTTGATAACGTTCCATTAAAAGCCAAAGCTCAAGACATTATAGAGGATAGAGTTGTATTTGGAAATTACACTATCCAGTATGATTTGAAAGAAAATGCAGATGACGAAGAATTTATAAATATAGATTATTTTACAACCTTAAAGAGTGTAGAACAAGAGGGGAATGAAATACCTTTTACGCTTACAAACAGTGACACTGAAGTTACACTTAATTTAACTGGTTTAGATTTAAAAGCTGGATATGTTTTTTATCTTAGTCCTAAATTAGAGTCTGCAGAGCAAGGAACAGAACCAGATACATACGGTGATGGGAGTTTTGATGGTGTTGCGGCTATTGTATTAGAAAGCAATTATTCTTCAGCAAGTGATTTTGCTGCTTCTAGCGAATTTGAAAATGCTTTAAGCGCATTGTCTTTAAATTTTTCCGCAGGAGTCACAACAACAACACCCCCTGATACAGCGGACACCAATTATGGAGTATTTAATTTAGTGTCAAGCACAGCAACTTCTATTGTTATATCAGCACCTACATTAACTCATGTTATAGATAACACTCCTGGTGACGCAGATATTACTGATGGCGACACAACTGATGATGTGGAAACATTTCAGTTTGTTGAGGCCGAAAGTACATTTAGTTTTCGAGAGAGTTTAAGTAATGCCTCTGTAAAATCACTTCAAAGTTATGAAGTGGGGATTGTCTATTTGGATGAATTTGGGAGATATTCATCTGTGTTACCGTCAAAAATACAGGAGGGGTTTAGTAATGATATATTTATATCTCAAGAAAACGCACCAAATATAAACTCTTTCCAAACAACTATAAATAACAAACCTCCTTATTGGGCAGATAGATATAAGTTTTTTATAAAAGCTGCAAAACAAAATCACTACAATGTTTTTGCAACCCTTTTTTATGAAGAGGGTGTTTACCGATGGGTTTTGTTAGAGGGAGCAAATTTAGGTAAAGTAGAAGAAGGTGCTTACTTATACGTAAAATCTGATGACGAAGGTCCTGTTGATAGAGAGGTCAAGATTAAGGTTTTAGAGGTAACAACCAAAAATACTGCGGATATACCCCCTACATCAACCGATGGTTGGATTGAAGGTAATACTGATGGCGCTGGTAATGATGTAGTTGAAAGGGCTGGGACTTATATGAAAATAAAGCCTGTTGGTTTTCAAATGGACTACAACCCTTATAATTTTGCAACTTACACTGATTCAAATAGGAAATCAGGAGGTCCATTTGGTTCAAGTGGTCATACTTACGCAAATTTACCGAAGGAAGGAAATAGATGTCTTGCGGGAAATAATTTAGGTAATGGGTTTGAATATTTAGATATAAATTCTGGTTCACAAATAGAGTTTGATTTTTACGCATACGAAAATCAGGACTCTAATAATGACGATACAAGAGTATTTAGAAAAAAATACAAGGTAACTGGAAATTACACAACAGATGCTGAAGGAGCTGCTTTTTGGAAGTGGTTTGACGCTGAAACAGAATTTTTTCAACCTCCTGGGCAGACATATTATAGGGACCCAGACAATCAGTTCAGAGTGTTCATTACAGATGGAGGTACATTTAGTGCTACTCCTGGAGCCAGCACATACAGACCTAGTATGAAAATAGAAAGTACTGAATACACCAGAAAATGGGAAGGTGGAAGATGTACTGGAACAATTAAGCTTCAGTTAGTAAATGGCCTTCTTATATTTGAAACAATAGGAAAAGAGGTAGATAACGATATTTTTTATGAATCAGAACAAACATTTAAAATAGAAAATGGACTTCATAAAGGGAATACACAAGACCAAACATCATCACAACCAGCGGTTTGTGATTTAAACTTTTTTAATTGTTTTAGTTTCGGAAACGGTCTTGAAAGTATTAATATTAGAGACGATAGATTTACATATAAGTTGGCTTCTGATTATAGGCCAAATATAACATTAGAGCAAGGATACAAAGAGCTAGAGGTAACTCATGGGTTAATACATAGCGGAACGTATAATGAAAACTCAGGATATAACGCAGTTAATGAATTTAATTCTAGTAGAGGTATCACTAAAAACCTAGATACTAAATACGGTTCTATTCAAAAACTATTCTCAAGGGAGCGTGATTTGATTGTATTTCAAGAAGATAGAGTCTCTAAAGTGTTATATGGCAAAACAATATTGTCTAGCCCAGATGGAACAGGAGGTCTTTCACAAATAGAAGGGGTTTTTGGTCAAGATGTTCCTTTTTCTGGAGAATACGGAATCTCTGTTAACCCAGAGTCTTTTGGTCATTATGAGGGTAGAATGTATTTTGCAGACCCTAATAGGGGCGCCGTCTTAAGACTTGGTGGAGATGGAATAACACCTATATCATACGCAGGAATGAAGGCGTTTTTTAAGGAAAACTTATACAATAATAAAACAAACTTTAACATAGGTGGTTTTGACCCAAAGTATCATCAATATGTTTTATCTATGGGCAACGAGGAAATGCCTCAAGCTCCATTAGAGTTAGATTGTGCCTCTACATTTACAAGAACAATTACCTCAGCATTTAATTACGATTTAAACCTAGGGTCTTTTGCAGGTACAGCTACAATAGCATACACAACATCAGCATCTATAGATATAGTAGTTATCTACAACGGTAACACATACACCAACAATGGTCTTACTGGGACGGGAACTGTAACTTTCCCTGTAACGTCAACAGACCTTGAGACAACAAACATTGCAGATGTAACAATAACACCAGCATCTTCTTCTCTTATTACATTGACACACACGTGTCCAGAACCAGAAACTCTTGAAGTAATATTGGTTGTAGTGAATGACCAAGGAGAGGCTAACCAAACCATTATCAACAGATACAAGCACGATGGGGCTCAAGGAGATGTGTATAATGCCGATTTAGATGTTTTTGAAGCTGATGAATTGACAAGATTTGAAACTCTATCTGGTTTTATGGGAGGTGATATTATCCCAGACAATGGAGATACTGTGACGCTTTCTTCGTTAAAACAGTCAGGAATACATACTGGAAGTTTCAATGGTTGCAATAGCTTGGGTTATTTAGTTTCTGCAGCTGGGAACTTAACAGTTCAAAATATTATAGACCAAGCTACATATCCATCAGTTACAGGACAAACACTAGCTAATGGAGATGAGGAGAACACAACTTCATTTACTTTTAACAGAAATAATACAAGTGAAAAATTATATTTGATTTGGAACTACATTGACCAACTTCCAGTATTAGTTGATGATTCTATAACAGGAATAACAAACGGAGGAAGCGCAACAATTAATGTAGTTGCTAATGATACAATTCCCTCACCATACACAATTACTATAGGAACACAACCAACCAACGGAACTGTAGTAGTAAACGCAGATAATACTATCACATATACTCACACAGCAGAGGCTGACTTAAACGATAGTTTCACATATATTGTAGATAGGGGAGGAGCATGCACAGCTGAAGCTACCGTAACAACTCAAGCTCTTGCAATAACAGTGGATACTTACATATATATAATTTTTGATAGTACGGGTTCGATGGGAGGGACTTTTATTCCATTGCAGACAATGGTTGCTGGAGCTTTAAAATCAACCCTTCAAGATTTATATGCAACAGCTGGAGTAGAAGGAGCACCAGACTTTAATACAGACCCAGCAACTAACGGTAGTGATGAGTATGATAATAAGGTTACTATTGCCACTGACCCTAATGAGCAGTCAATGGAAATGATAATGAATAGTGACTTGGCTAATAATGGAAACTTCCCATCTGATGCTGCAAATGTAATTGTGATATCTTTTCAAGATGAAGCAACACCTTACGGCGTTGGTCAAGGTTCGGTTGCCCTTCCTGCTGCGCCAAATGCAACCGTAACAACAGATATAACTAGTCTAAGAAACTCCGTTTCAACATTGAATGGAACAAACTCAGGATTTTATAGAGGAGCTTTTATAAATGTTCTGGAACGCACACCACCATCAGGATTTCAAGACTTTATGATGGAGATGCGATTTGGGACAACACCTAACTGGACAGCAACAAATGCAAACTTAGCAGACTTATCTTCTGGAAGTGACCCGACATTTGTTTATGAAATGAATATTATAGATGGCCCTGGAGCAGCTCAAAATACAACGGTAGCACCACAAAAACCTGATGGAAGCGGACCATTCGACCAATGGCAATATTACTATCTATATTGGATTACACATTCACTTAACACGCTAGGATTTACTCCAGACGGTATAACTTGGCCAGCAGTAATAGACGACCCGTAAAAATATGAAAAAAACCAATTAATATGGCACTACAAGCAGGGCAAAGAACAATAACATTTGACGAGGTTTACACTGCCTGGACTTCTTTTCACTCATATGAACCAGAGTGGATGGAGCGTTTAGGCACTAACTTTTACACATTTAAAGGAGGAGAGCTTTATATTCATGACGAGAATGACTCTAGAACCAACTTTTATAATAAAGCTTACGGATGTAGTATAACATACTCTTCAAACAAGAATCCATCTGACGTGAAGGTTTTTAAAACTATAGGGCTAGAAACAAATTCTGACACCTGGTACGCTACCTTATCATCAGAGCAAGAGGCTGGAGCTATAGGTAGTTCGGGTAATTTATTATTTGACAACAAGGAAGGTTTTAAATACGCTCATATAAGAAGAAATTCAGGTAACAGTCTTGATTTCAACAAGCTTTCTATTCTCGGTATAGGAGAGCTTCAAGTTATTCCAGGGGCGAATCAGTATGAGTTTACTAATCAAGTGCCTAATCAGGTAAATGCGAATAACGCTGACTCAATAGGCGGAGATGTACTATATTTCAATAATGGAAGCACTCAAGAGATTGGTGTAATTGATTCGTTTACAGGTAATACGATAACAACTGTTTCTTCAACAAATACACCATCCGTAAACGATTTTTGTTTTGTTGTTAAAAACGCAGAGTCAGAATCTTATGGTTTACGTGGTTATCACGCAACAATAACATTAAATAATAATTCTACAAGTTTTGTGGAACTCTATGGTGCAAACGCAGAGGTGTTTAAGAGCTACATGTAAATTTTGTATATTTGTAAAAATTAAAGTATTATGGCTATAATGAGTGCAATTGGAATGGGAATCGGAGCTATTGGCGCTGGTGTTCAATTTTTTCAAGGCAACAAACTAAAAAGAGAGGCTGAAAGAAAGCTTTCTCAATTTCGTCATCAAGAGCTAACAAATTTAGCTGAAAACCTAAAACCATCTTTAGAAGCAGAGAAACAAGTTCAAGCGGCAGCCGCAAAACAAAGGGCAGCATTTACCGATGTAGCCTCAGGTATGGATGCAGCCTCAGCTATGGGAATGCTTTCCATGGGACTCGGGCAGACTGCAGATATGGAAATGAAAGCATTTTCAAGCATGATGGATAAAGAATATCAAGCAGACCAAGTAAGAGTTCAAGAAGAACAAAATATGAGGTCCATGATTGAACAAAGAAAGATGCAAGAGCTTCAATCTCTTCAATCTCAAAAAATGGCTGGAATGCAAATGCAAACAAGTGCAATAAAAGATTTAGGAAGCATGGCTTTAAGTGCTGGAATGGCTTCGGATAAAATAAAGGCTTCAGAAGGAATGGAGACTAGTTTGTTTGGGACTGCCAAAAAGAAAAAACCATAAATATGTCATACGGAGGAGGAACTGTAACACAACCAATACTAGGAGGATTTGGAGATTTAGCAACTATGCTTCTTCAAGGTTCTTCTGAAATAGCTCAGATTAATCTGGAGATAGGTAAACGAAGAGACCAACAAGCAGCAGCTTTAGCCGAAAGTATATCTAAGATTACATCTACTGGGATAACTACTCACGATAAATTAATTCAACAAGGCGCTAGAGATTCAGTAAACATGTTGGCTCAAGCTTTTGAAGCTAATAAAAGAGGAGAAATCTCTTTAAGTGAAGTTTCGGCTATGTCATCTCAATTAGATTCTGAAGTTGGAATTTTGTCTAATATGGCAAAGCTACAAGATGAAAATATTAAAAACATATCCAAGGGAATTGAAGACGAAGATTTAGATTCAATATCATTTGATTATCAAAACAATTTGTGGTATACTGACCCGAATTTAAAAAACGATGTTTTTGTTTCACCCGCAACAAATGCTGACGGAACTATCAAAACAAATCCAGACGGAAGTCCTATGATGGTTAGGAGGCCGTCTATGGAAGGTCTTCAGACTCAAAGGATAAATGGAGTATTAAGTGTTGTAAAAATAAAAGAAGTACCCTTGAGAGATGAAAATGGTAATCCTCAGTTTGACCCAAACACGGGAGCCCCTTTAACTACAAATAAGACATTTTCTCAGCCTTTAACGGAGTTTTTAAATCCTTCACTAAAAAGGGTAAGTAGATAC